GTCGACCAGCTCGGGGATACGCTCGTTAGAGGCGTAGACACCGACCCAGTCACCGACGTCTTGGGAGAAGTCGATACCGTTACCGAGATCTTCGGCAGTCGTCTTGTCGTTAGCGATGTACAGGCGGCGGGCCGCCCAACAGACGCCGTTCATGACGGACTGAACGAAGGTGAGCAGACGCTCCGGCTTGAACTCGGGGCCCGGAACCGGGACTCCCTGATCAAGTTCAGCACGAACAGCTGCCTGACGCTCACGCTGCAAACGGAAGAAGGCAAGAGCAATACGCTCGAGCGGATCGTCCGCCTGCTGGGCCTCCACGTACTTGGCAATGGAACCAAGGGTGGTGTTCTTCTCGGACATGTAGCCGATAACGTTGGGGATGAACGATTGGTCTTTGATAGCCATGATTGATTACCTATGGTTGATAGCGGTTAAGGCTGTTGTTTACTTTTCGCGGATCAGCTTAGCCAAGTCGTTGGCTTCGCCGACATCATCGAGCGTGGATTCAATATCCACGTCCAGTGATTCGTGGTCAGTCATCCGTTGTTCGTGGTCATTTAACCAGTCCCAGTTGACGACGTTCAGATTAAGGGTTGTGTTGTAAGGATTAGACATTGGTTATTTCTCCAGATCGTCTATGTCGCCCTCGATATCGAGGAGCATGAGTGTAATGACGGCCAGAAGGACTTCGTCCGGGTGGGCCTTGACGTATTCAAGTGCCCCACGTGCTTTGTCCATGGCTCGTTGTACACGGTTGGTTTGTAAGGGTAGATCTAATTGATGCATGGTTAGTTACCTGGTTGTGGATACACATTAGTCACTGACCGCGAGCCCCGAAGGGGCGAGCGAATGGTCGGCTGAGACGCCCCAGCGGTGCCACGAGGCGGCATCAGCTGCGTCGCTCTCGGTCTGGTAGTAGTCGGAGATACGGTCGTAGGGTTCGTACACCCAACGGCTGGTTGGTCCCCAATAGGTGAAACAAGCACGGCCCACATACCAGCCTGCGCCTGAGCGTAGGGGGATTGGAGGGGATACCGCGCAGAGTTCGTGACTAGCCTGACCGGTCAGTTCTTGGGTTACGTAGCGAAAGAACTGCTCGAGGTTAGCAACGGGCAGTGAATCGTGGTAAAGGACATTGGTCATTGGATTGTTTCCTTGGTGAGTCAATAGTGGTTAGTGGACAGGGGTTCGTTGTTAAATTTCACAAAAGGTCTGAGTTATCCACAGACTGTGTGACGGGTTTAGGTCAATGTGTGCAGGAAAAACGGCATGTGTGCACCCTTCGAGAGAAGGTGTGTGCAGCAATTTTTCCTTATAAATCAATATGTGTGCAGTGTGTGCAGTCTTTTTTAGAATTCAATTCAAATTTAAGACGTATATAAAAAATACACGTCTCTATAAACGAACTGAACTTGGAAAAACCCTGCACACACGTCACACATTTTTCGTGTTTCGTTAGAAATCAAGGACTTACGTTAAAAACCTCATGTGCGATGTGCGCACACAACGTGGTTTTTCCCTGCACACACGGGCCTAAAGTGCTCACACATTGGCCAAATGGCTGCACACATGTGCAGAATTAGCATGCATATCTGACCACTATTTTGTTGCAGGGGATAACGGACCACTGACCACGGGCAACGGGCACATGGCAATGGTCCGTTGTTAATGGTCACTCCCACCGGCACTCGGCCGCTTGTTCGTTGGTGCGTTCCCAGTAAACACGCAACTCCAGCTTCGCTTCCTCGAGGTCGTTCTTGCAGTCGTACAGGACCTGCACGTAGTCCTCCTCCGACCAACACTCGGCGACCCAATGGCCGCCGAGGTCGTAGTTGTCGTATGCGTACTTCTCGAGCAGTTGTACGTTGGTAGTTGTCATGGGTATTAGTCCTTGTGTAGTGAGCGGCTGATAAGGGCCACGATTGCTGTAAGGGCTGAAGCAGCAAGGCATAGGATTAACATCTCGTAGCTAGGCATGAGCCATGCTATGCAGAACTCGATTGATGCGCCGATGGCTAGGATGGTTGACGAGCGGATGTTCATGGTTAGTTACCTGTGGTTAGAGATGGGAGGTTGGAGGTCCCTCCCGGTTGGATTAGCTGAACAGGTTGAGGACGCCGAGGACGAATAGAGCTGCCATGTCAGGCTTCTCTTTGGCGTATGCGATGACAGTCTTGGATGCTTCTTTAGCCTTTTCGGCTGCGAGGTATCCGGCGTCGGGGGTCTGATCTTGAGTCTGGTTGTTGGTGGTTTGGTTGATGTTATCCATGGTAGATACTCCTAGTTAGTGTAGATACATAGTAGATACTGACCGCGAATCGCGAAGCGATGAGCGTGAAACGTTGGGGGTTACTGGGGGACAAGGTTCCATGAAACGGTTAGAAAACAAGGTTCCAATGGGTAAATCCGGGGAAAGGGGTTGGTGCTGGAGCCGAGGGGGGAGATAGTGTGTGAGCAATTCGGATAGAAAAAACCGACCCCCCTACCCCCCTCTCGAAAAGCGGAACCCGAAAAAATTTTTATAAAATTTTTTTGCAGACGCGTTTTGCGTATACTCCGCCCACTAACCACGGCCAACGGACCACTGATGACGGACACTAAAATCTGTTCACGGTGCCAAAAGGAGTTGCCACTAACATCGTTCGAGCAGCATAAAGGCGGAACACTGAGGAACATGTGTCGCCCCTGCAAACTAGCCTCTAACCGTCAACAACGGTCCACTGGCTACAGACCATATCTCTCGAACCTTTTATCCAAGAGCAAGGACACCAGTAAGAAACGGAGGTTTACCAGTTATGAGATTACGGTCGACCAGCTAGTCGAACTCTGGCAGTTGCAAGACGGCCGTTGTGCGATATCAGGGGTTGTCCTGACACACCACAACGACGGGTCTGGTATTAAGGACTTCAATGCCAGTATCGACAGAATCGACAGTACGCTGGGGTATGTACCGGGCAACGTTCAGCTGGTGGCGTACCGAGCCAACATGTTAAAACAAAGCCTAAGTACAGACATGTTGTACTGGTGGGTTAAGACTATCTATCAGTACTCTTGTGATTAGACAGTATCAGGGCTAATATAAATGCTGCCGAAAGTCCAGGTGTTCGCTATCGAGGGCTTTGACGAGGCCATCATCGGGACTGCCTACAGGGGTGGTCACGAAGTATTGGTCTACGATGGGGATATAGCCGAGGCCATAGTGGCCGCGCTGACGAAGAAACCCACGACCCTCCACGAGTACCTGACCCATATCGCCCTGCATAAGCTGGGTGATCAGGCACCGGTTTTTGTATATCTGGATGTAGAAGTAGGTGGAGACCTCAGCGATTCAACAAGAGAACCAGGCACCCCTATCCACTGACCTCGCTCATTCCGATGAGCTGATGTCACATGTCGAGTTCCAGTCGTTGACCCCATACATGGGGCTGACGCTGAGTTCTCTGACTGTACAACAGGAGCGGCTGGTTCTCTACATGGCTCGCGGGATGACTATTGCTGCAGCAGGGCGGGCGGCTGGTTATGCCAGCTACAAGAACGCACTTGAAGCGGCTAAGCACCCGTCAGTCGTAAAGGCGCTGGATTACTTCCGCGAACAGATGCGCGAAGAGGTTAAGTTCACGCGGTCGCACGCGCACCAGATGTATCTGGACGCGTACAACGCAGCGGCTACCTCGACGGAGATGAAGAACACGGTGGACTCGCTCGTGAAGTTGCACGGGCTGGCTGCACCAGATAACGCGACGCAGATCAACATCAACGTGAATACCGCCCAGATGGAGCGGATGAGTGATGAGGACTTGCTGAAGTTGGCGGGTAAAGACACCGACTATCTGGAGCCAGAAGCGCCTTGATTGACGAGATCCCAATGTTGGAGTGCAGAGGGTGTAAGACATTACACCCTGAGACCCTGTACTCGAACAAGAAGGAACGGGTATGCGTCTACTGTAAAGCGGACGAGCAGGAGGGGTTGCCTCAGCCTGCTGCTGCCGAGCCGGTTAAATCGCCGGAACTAACTGTGAAGGAGCAGGCTCAAAAGGAGCTTGCTTCGCGGATCCTCTCCCGTAAGCGGCTGTTGCCGTTCGTGGAGAAGTTCAACCCTGACTACAACGCCGGTTGGGTACACAAAGATGTCTGCAAAAGGCTCGAACAGTTCTCGCGAGACGTCGTGGATCAGAAGTCTCCGCGTCTCATGCTATTCATGCCTCCCCGCCACGGTAAGAGTACGCTGGCGTCGGTTTCATTCCCGGCTTGGCATCTGGGCCGTAACCCTGAGCACGAGTTTATTAGTTGCTCGTATTCGGGTTCGCTTGCAATGGGCTTTAGCCGTAAGGTACGCCAAGTACTGCGTGAACCGACATATAAAGCGGTCTTCAAGACGCGCCTGGATCCGGATAGTCAAAGTGCTGAAGCGTGGCTAACCACGGGCGGCGGTGGCTTCGTAGCTGCCGGTGTCGGCGGTGGTATCACCGGTAAAGGTGCACACGTTCTCGTTATCGACGATCCGGTTAAGAACCGCGAGGACGCAGAGAGTCAGAACAACCGGGATGCGAACTGGGACTGGTATACGTCAACGGCGTACACCCGTCTTGCTCCTGGCGGCGGTGTGTTGGTAATTCTAACGAGGTGGCATGATGATGACCTGGCTGGCCGACTTCTTAAATCGGCTCTTCAAGGTGGAGATGAATGGGAAGTCGTCAGATACCCCGCCATCGCCGAAGAAGACGAAGAGTTCCGAAAAGCCGGGGAAGCGCTCCACCCCGAAAGGTACAGTGTCGAAGCGCTCCGTCGAATCGAAAAAGCCGTAGGCCCTAGAGACTGGTCCGCTCTTTATCAGCAGAACCCAGTAGCCGATGATGGTCAATACTTCACCCGTGGCATGGTTAACTACTATGACCCCGAGGACATTGACGAAGACGCCATGCGTTACTACTGCGCGTGGGACTTGGCCATTGGCAAGAACGATCGCAACGACTACAGCGTCGGCATCGTCGTTGGCATCAACGACCGCGATGACATGTTCGTGATGGACGTTGTGCGCGGGCGGTTCGACGGTTTTGAAATAGTTGAACGGATACTTGACCTCTACGAGCAGTGGAAGCCCTCGATCATCGGCATTGAAAAAGGACACATCGAAATGGCCCTCGGGCCGTTCCTCGAGAAGCGCGTGCGTGAACGCGGGTTATTCGAGGCGTACTTCAAGGATTTGAAGACCGGGCGAAGAGACAAAGAAGCTCGTGCTCGCGCCATCCAGGGCCGCATGCAGCAGGGGAAGGTGTACTTCCCACGCGACGCATCGTTCTCTGGTCCTTTGATCGCAGAGTTACTGCGGTTCCCAAATGGAACCCACGACGACCAGGTAGACGCCTTGTCGTGGATCGGTCTGATGATGACCGAGTTCTCCACGTATCAGGCCCCAGTTGTACATATACCGTCTTGGCGGGACAAACTCATCTCTCTTACTCGCGGACCCCGCCAAAAATCCGCGATGAGTGCATAAAATGGCTAAGATCAAAACCCAGTCGATCGAAGATCAGCAGCTTGCCCAGCAGCAGTGGAACCGGTACGTCCGGGCCCGTGACAACGGACATCTGCAGTATGTCGAGATGGCTAAGAAGTGCGACGCGTTCTATCGCGGCGACCAGTGGGATCAGGTTGATCTTGCCGCTCTCGAAGCGGAAGGTCGTCCAGCACTGACCATTAACACTATTCTCCCGACCGTGAACACGGTCCTCGGAGAACAGTCCACGCGCCGTGCTGACGTGCAGTTCAAACCGCGCCGTGGTGGCGACCAGGACGTGGCGAGCGTACTGACTAAGTTGTACATGCAGATTGCTGATAACAACAAGCTCGACTGGGTCGAGCAGGCGGTGTTCAGCGACGGCCTCATCATGGACGGCCGTGGTTACTTTGACGTGCGGATGGACTTCAGCGACCACGTCGAAGGCGAGATCCGCATCACGGCCAAAGATCCTCTCGACATTCTGATCGACCCAGATGCAAAGGAGTACGATCCGAAGACCTGGAACGAGGTGTTCGAGACTAAGTGGATGACCCTTGATGAGATCGAGGAGCTCTACGGTAAGGACAAGGCGGAGTCGCTTCGCTTCGTGGCCGAAAATGGTAACGGTTTTGGGCGTGACTCAATTGAGTACGAAGAGACCCGTTACGGTAAGACGGATACCAGCCAGGATTACTTGGGTGCTGCTATCCCCGGTAACGAAGATTATCGCAATGTGCGTGCGCTACGCGTAATCGCGCGTCAGTACCGTAAGATGGGCCGCGCTGATTTCTTTGTCGACCCGAACACCGGCGATCAGCGTGAAGTGCCTGAGAACTGGGGTGAGCAGAAGGCGAAGAAGTTCGCCAAGCAGTACAACCTAAGCCTGATCTCTAAGGTCGTGCGACGGGTTCGCTGGACTGTCACCTGCGACAAGATCGTCCTTCACGACGATTGGTCGCCGTACGATGACTTCACCATCGTGCCGTACTTCGCGTACTTCCGCCGAGGCCGCCCGTTCGGCATGGTTCGCAATCTGCTCTCCCCGCAGGAGCAGCTGAATAAGATCGCGAGCCAGGAGCTGCACATCGTTAACACCACGGCTAACAGCGGCTGGATGGTGGAGAGCGGGTCGCTCGTCGGCATGACGGCTGATGACCTCGAGGAACACGGCGCTGAGACTGGCCTGGTGCTTGAGTACAACCGTGGGTCGAACCCCCCGGTCAAAATTCAGCCAAACCAGATTCCGACCGGCCTCGACCGCATCAGCCAGAAGGCGGCGCTTAACATCAAGACTATCAGTGGTGTGAACGACTCGATGCTCGGGTCGGACGGCGCTGAGGTGTCTGGCATTGCTATACAGGCCAAGCAGAACCGTGGGGTCATCATGATCCAGGTTCCGCTCGATAACCTGCGTAAGACCCGCCATTATCTCGCTGAGAAGGTGTTGAACCTGGTTCAGAAGTTCTATACTGAACAGCGAGTGATCCAGATCACAAACGAAGATGACCCGCTCAAGCCCCGCGAGCCGCTGGTGGTCAATGAAATGACCCCCGAAGGCCGCGTGATTAACGACCTTACTTTGGGCGAGTACGACGTCGTCATCGGTACCGCTCCGGCGCGCGACTCGTTTGACGAGATGCAGTTTGCCGAGGCGCTTAACTTGCGTCAGGTCGGTGTCGCCATTCCGGATGATGCCATCATTGAATACAGTCACCTGGCCCGTAAGGGCGAACTTGCCAAGCGCATCCGCATGATGACCGGTGTCGAGCAGACCCCGGAGCAGATGGAAGCGTCGGCGATGCAGGCAGAGATCGCAATGCAGCAGGTGCAGTTGCAGCTTGCGAAGATGCAGGCGGAAGTGCAGAAGCTACAGTCCGAAGCGGCTATCAACGTCGCCAAGGTGCAGGACGTCGCAGACGTACAGCCCCAGCTCAAGATGGCAGAACTGCAAACGCAGATCGCACTCAAGGAGCAGGAGTTGCAGCTGCGGCGTGAACTGGCCGCTCTCACCAACCAGACTCGTCGTTCGCAGCAGGAGACGGCTGCAGCGACGCGTATCGCAGCCACTGTTATGCAGACGGCAGCGAAGACGCAGACCCAGGGTACGCCGCGACCCATCCCGAACATGCGGCCGTTGACCCCACAATAGGAGATTGAGTATGTCTGAGGACAAGAAAGACGTTAGCTTTGACCGGATGCCGGGTTCCGACCCTGTCGAGGACTCGGCTCCATCAACGATCGACCTGAACTTTGGCTTGGGAGAGGAGCCTAAGGTCGAGCCGCAGGCGGCGGCTGTTGCTGAACTGGCCGCTGAACCGGCCATCGAAGAGACAGAAGCCCCTGCAGTTCCTGAGGCGAAGGCCGAAGTTGAACCGGCCACCGAGCCAGTAGCGCAGGAAACTGCTACGCCTGAGCCCAAAATTGCGCCGGAGCCGGAGCAAAAGAAGCCGATGGTGCCGAAGTCACGCCTCGATGAGGTGTTGGCTAAGCAGAAAGCGCTTCAGAAGCAGCTTGACGACCTAATGGCCGCAAAAAATGCGGCGGAAACGGCCCCTGACACCTACGATTTTGCGGTGAAAGAGGTCGAGTATCAGAACATGGTGCTGGACGGGCAGCATGAGAAGGCCGCAGCCCTCCGTCAGGAGATCCGCCGAGCCGAACGCGCTCAGCTTGAGTTCGAACTGACCCAGAAAATGGAGCAGAAGGTCACTCAGAGCCAGCAGATGTCTGCTTTGCAGCAGGCTGCAGCTGAGTTGGAGACTAATTTCCCAGTTTTTGACCGGTCTAGCTCGGACTTCAACGAGGCCTACACGCAGGAAGTGATCGATCTGCGCGATGCATTCATCGTGAAGGGCGACAATCCGGTAGCGGCGCTGTCAAAAGCCGCTAAGTTCGTCATCCGCGAGTACGGTTTGGACCCCGGCGCACCGGTAGAACCGTCTTTGGTCTCAGCTCCTACTGCTACGAAGGCCGCTCCGGTCGACGAAGTGGCTAAAAAGCGTGCCGATATCGCTCGCAAGATGAAGGCCGCCGAGTCTCAGCCGCCTGATATGCCGGGTGAGAGTTCTGCTGCACGCGGCGAGAAGGCGTTTGACGTTATGCAGCTGACGGAGGACGAGTTTAACGCCCTACCGGCAGCGACCCTTAAGCGACTGAGAGGCGATGTCGTCTAATGGCTACCCGTGACTCACGTTTAGCCCGAGCCGGTGTCTCTGGCTACAACAAACCTAAGCGCACACCGAGTCACCCGACCAAAAGTCACGTAGTTGTGGCTAAGTCTGGTGATCAAGTGAAGACTATTCGCTTCGGCCAGCAAGGCGTGAGCGGCTCCCCCCGTAAAAAGGGGGAGTCCGAAGCCTATCGCAACCGTCGCGAGTCCTTCAAAGCCCGTCACTCTAAGAATATTGCCAAGGGCAAGATGTCTGCGGCGTATTGGGCAGACAAGGTGAAGTGGTAATGGCTAAGGCCAAGTCAAAGGTCAATGCCGCTGGCAATTACACCAAGCCGACGATGCGTAAACAGATCTTTGAGCGCATCAAAGCTGGTGGAAAAGGCGGTAAACCAGGCCAATGGAGCGCCCGCAAAGCACAGATGCTAGCGGTAGAGTACAAAAAGTCAGGCGGAGGGTATAAGTAATGGCTAAGAACTGGATCAAAGACGCGATCAAGAAACCCGGTGCCTTGCGTAAGAGCATGGGCGTCAAGAAGGGTGAGAAGATTCCGGCTAAGGAGCTGAAAGCAGCAGCTAAGAAGCCAGGCAAGACTGGTCAGCGAGCCCGCTTGGCCATGACTCTTCGTAAGATGAAGAAGGATTAGTCCATGGGGTTAGCCAAGTCACAGAAGTCCCTCAAGAAGTGGACCAAAGAGGACTGGGGAACTCGTTCTGGCAAGAACAGCACCCAAGGCTCGAAGGCGACTGGCGAACGGTACCTGCCGAAGAAAGCTCGGCAGGCTCTGTCCCCTCAGGAGTATGCTGCTACCACCCGCAACAAGCGTCGTTCGCTTGCCAAGGGCGAGCAATTCTCGAAGCAACCCAAGCGTATCGCCAAGAAGACCGCGCGGTACCGTTAACCACAGGAGATGAGCGTATGAAGATGAAGAAGAAGGGCGGAAAGGGCCCGATGCACCGAATGCCGGACGGCACCATGATGCCGGGTAAGACACACAGCGCTAAAAAGCCTGCTAAGAAGTCGGCCAAGAAGAAATATTCCTATTAAATAGTTGCGAACTTTCTACTCTGTTGTTAATCTACAACTGAACTCGTCCGTTGGAACGATATCCAGCCGTGTCGCACACGTTAAAAACGTGCT